ATATTTTTTATACCACCTGTACCACAACCTATATCTAACATAGAATTAATATTGTGATTCTTTTTTAAATGTTCTATTAATGGTCTATCTAAATTTGTTCTATTTAAATGACCACCTAGGTGACTAGGTTTTAAACTATAATCTTCAATCATACTAATAACCTTTTATGTACTACACCACTATTTATTTCTGACATTTTCCATTGTGTATAAGCGCTATCATTTAACCACTGTGTTCTATCAATCTCTGGTAACTCTTTATGTTTTAATACTTCTAATGTATGAAATGCCACTGGCCATGCGTGTGATGTTTTAGATAGTGCGATACTTGGTACACCTTCACATACTGCCTCTGTTAAACTATTACTTGAATATGAGATCGCAACTCTAGCGTTCTTAAAATCTTTGTATATATCTTCACCCCCATTGGTTACATTAAAGTTGCTTAAGTTCTCACTAAAGAATACTTTGTTTTTAACTTTAATATCTTTTAGTGTGTCTTTATTAAATCTAAATGTAAACCGTGGGTGAGGTCTTATCATTATATCCTCATCTGTATATTTTGATATTTCATTTATAGTATTCATAATAAAGTTTTCATAATCACCTGGTTTCTTTACTAAATCATTTAGACTTGTATCTATAGGATTTTGTGTAAGTATTAATATGTAGTCACCTTTTTTCTTCCAAGGTTTTATTTCTATATCTTGTTCTCTTTGTATTTGTTTCCATCTATCATCTGGTGAGTTTTCATTTTTAAATATACCATCGCTAAATGTATAGTGATTTAAACCAACTCTAAAATAATAATCATCTGGTTTTTCTATGTCTAAATTTTTTCTAAAGGTTGCTTGTTCTATTACTATCTTAGGTTTGTTTTGATCTAATATAAATTGATACTTCTCTGTGTTCTTCTTTTTCATTACGCCTAATACATTTGTTTGTATGTAAGCATCTGCTTTATGATTGTATCTTTCTGGATATTCTATTAGTTTAAAGTCTTCGTGTTTAGGAAATATAAACATCGCCTCTGTACTAAATGCGCCTTGTATACCAATTATGTTCATAGATATTCTCTTATTGTATTCCAGTAAGTTCCCTCTAGTATTTCTTTTTGTGTCCAATGTCTATTTGCGTTCTTAATTAAAAATGGTAATCTATCTTGTAGTTTAGGATTTTCTAATTTACTTAAATCGCCAGATGACATTTCATATAACATACTAGTTTCACTTGTTACAAATAGTGGAACACCTTCTATCAAACTAGGTAGACCTGCTGTTGTAGAAAATATAACAGTCGCCCAAGTATTTTTCAATACATCAAATATACTTTCATTTTCATATGGTCTAATCTCTACATTTTTAAATTTTTTATTTACTTCATTTATTTTTTGATTATCATTTGATTTAACAAACATTTTGTGTGGTCTTATTACTATCTTTCTATCTGTATGTTTTTGTATCTCTGGTATAGTTTGTATCGCCCAATCCCAAGCGTTCATTCCTTTTGTAGCAAAACCAGATTCACCTCTGTTTAGTAACATTAATATATGACCACCTTTTGTTCTATAATCTTTTAAAACAATTTTACTATCATTCTTTAATTGTTCCCATTTGTTTATGTTTGTTTTATCTTCTAAATAAACTGATTCATTTGGATATACGGAAGTCATAGGGTATCTGTGATAAACCACATTCTCATACGCCTTGAAAGCATTACTATCCATAAAAAATATTTTACCGTTTTTATGATTATCAAATATTTCTTGTCTATATAAATGAGTTACACTATCCACACTATTAGATTTGAAACCAAAAATTACAGCAACATCTGTTGAGAGATAAGTATAATCTTTATTATAAACTACTTCATCTTTTCCTATTTTTTCTATACCTCTTCCAAAGTTTTCAATATAATCTCTTTTATGTCCACCAGCAGTATTTAAAAATATTGTTACCTTCATTCTAAATTTATTTGAGTTGAATCTTTAAACATATCAAACCATTCTTCTGAATAATCACAATCTTTATAATCTTTGAAGTATGGACCACCTTCTGTAAAATGTACTAACTTTGCATGATGATTGTATTGATACTCACCTACTAAATGATTCCATTCTACATCTATATTACCAATTAGTTCTTCACTTTCTAACCACTTAAATTGATGTAGTTGTAATCCTGTGGCGCTGTTTACATAATCAGGTGTGAGTTCTCTACATAAAGCGTTATTATAAATCATCATACTTGACCAATTCTTTTTAGGATACGGAGTTTGTGGTTGATTCATAAACTTAATTGTACTGTTAGGTGTATAATCATGTTGTACACATTGAACAGCATACTTTGTAGTTCTTTGTCGCCATAATAATGATATATCAGCACGAGATAACATATCACAATCCATAAAGATAGCATGACCAGAATAGTTACAAAGATATGGCACGAGGAATCTACTAAACGCAAATTCTGTTGATTGTATATTTAATCTTTCTCTAACAAATATATCTTTTATGTTTTGTAGTCGTATAGGTGTTATAGAGATAGGCTGTGTTGAGTGTTTTAATAAACTATGACTTAATGTACTAAACCCTACCTTTTCGTTGTCATCATATCCTATAAAAATTCTAATCATCTATGTGGTCCTAAGTTTCCATATTTGTCTTGTATATCTTGTTTAATCAAATAAGCCCACATATCAGCATCAAAGTGTGTGACTATAAAATCTGGATTCTTAGGAGTTTCAAATATTTTATCTGTATCTTCAAATCTACTTACTTTTTTTGTATCCATCCAAATTGTATAGTCAGCATTAAACTCTTTTCGTGTTTGTTCTGTTGGGCATATAAAATCAGCGATCACATTTCTATTTTCACTCTTTGCTTTTAGAGCTTGTATTTTCATTCTTATTGATTGTTTTATTCTACCTTGTTCAGAAAAATCCCAATCGTTTACTTCTTCTCTAATCTTGTCAGCATTTAACCATACAGCATTAAACATTGGTGTTAATGTTTTTGCCAAAGATGTTTTACCTGAACCTGATAGACCCATTATTAAGATTATCATATTTTTGCCTCTGGACTTTTACCTGTCAGTTTTCTCTTACCTTTTGTGTGGTCGTAAACAGTTCCTAATATTGATCTGGCTTGGACATGTCCACCATCATTGTCACCTATATTATTATTTTGTACTTTCATATCACTTTCAAAAATTTTTCTTACATAGTCCCAAACATAACTATCGTGGCACTCACCTAAATTATATATCTCATCAAAATCATACATTTTTTTCATATAACGAGCATAGTTTCTTGTCTGATCATGTTGCATATTAAAATATAAAAAACCACATTCACTATAATTACTTCCACGACCTAGGTAACTCATCATACAATCGTCTTTGTGAATATGTTTTTTGATCCAATCTACATCTATTGATTTATAGAATACACTATCAGCGTCAATACAAATTAAACCATCTACATCACTTGAACAATTATCTATGGCATGTGTGTATGCATAGACTTTATATGAAAATCTTACACCATCATCTTTAAATGACTTTACTTTTTTATGTTGGTTTCTTTCTATGAATTTTTTGAGATCAGGTATTTTATCAAACATATCATCATCTTCATTATAAACAATTAAATCAAATGGCCAATTGTAAGTGGATTGAAATCTATGAGCGTATTCTTTAAATAACTTATTGTTCCAACTAGTGACTACTTGAATTTTCATAACCAACTTTTGCTATATAATAACTATCAACAATATCTGTCACAGGATTATTCAATTTACCCATATCAAATATTTTCAATAAGTCTTGTTTTGTATGTTTACTAAAACTATCATACATTAATTGTTTGTCTGCATTTCCTTTACCTGACGCAAACTTTTTAACAACACTTGGTACAACTGTATCATACAATATAGAGGGTGACAGTTGTAATCTATATTTAAGTATACCGCAGTTCTCAGCGATTTGAAATACTGCTTGACCTTTAGAGCCAAACGAGTAGCCTTCAATAAAAACTTTTGCTGTATCTGTTTTATGTTTGTGAATAATATCCAGAGCCCAAGTGGAAATGTTTGTGAATCTTTCAATAGGAGTTTTGTAATCTTTAATTTCATAACCAAATATATTCTTACCAAATTTACCAATATGTTTCTTCTTACTTGTTAGAAAGTGAAAAGAACATTTGTCAAAATCAAAGTCATCACCTGCAATACAAATTGCAGGACTATTTAAACTGTAATCAATTCCAACTATCGTCTGTTGCTTCTTCTGGTATTTCATGCTCACCATCTTCCTCTGATTCTACTTCGTATCCACAGAACGGACAAGTCAAGGGTTGTAAATCTTGTTCTTCTTCGTCCCATACTATGGTATATTTAGTAGTACAGTTAGAGCACTTCTTTATAACTTTTTCCATTATAGTTTAAATTTTTTAAATTGATCTTTCTTAACGTCTTGTTTTATTCCACCAATAACATAACTTTCTATTTCAGTTTCTTGTGGAGCATTTTGTGTTCCTCTACTGTTTAACCAATGATCTGTCCATGGTAATGGATTAGACTTTTGATCGTACACAGGAGTTAACCCTATCGCTTTCATTCTTCTGTTAGCGGTATACTCTACAAATTGATGTAATAATTTTTCCGATAAACCTATCATAGAACCTTTTGAAAATAGATAAGTTGCCCATCTTTTTTCTTCTCCTACTGCATCATCATACATTGCATAGACTTCTTTTTCAGTATCTTTAATCACTTTGTCCATAGTCTTATCTCGTTCTATATCTCTAAAGTTGTTTATAATTCTTTGAGATACTGCTAGGTGTTGACTTTCATCTCTTGCGATAAATGAAATAATCTTTGCTGATCCTTCTAATAATTTAAGTTCACCAAAAGCAAAACTACAAGCAAACGATACATAAAATCTTAAACCTTCTAGTATGTTTACTGTAATCAAAGCTTTCCATAATTTTTTCTTTAACTCGTATTCTTCAACTTTTGTCTTGTCAAGTTGATATTTGTAACCTGTCAATATTAAATCATCATAACATTGTGTTACAGAATTTGCTCTCTTTTCAATCTTCTCATCTTTAATAATAGTATCAAATACTTCACTAGGATCAGAATATAAATTCTTTATGATGTATGTATAACTTCTACTATGGATTGTTTCCATAAAGTCCCAAGTTACAATACAGCCTTCTAGTTCTGGTAATGATACAAATGGTAAGAATGCTAAACAAGGACCACGACCTTGTACACTATCTAACATTGTTTGATACTTTAGATTAGATGTAAATATAAACTTTTGTGATTCAGACAGTTGAGCATAGTCGTTTCTATCTTTCTGTAAAGATACTTCTTCAGGTCTCCAGAAGAAACCTAATTGTTGTTGAGCTAATTTATCAAATATAGGATACTTAAATGTATCATACCTTTGTACAGCAAGGTCTTCGCCAAAAAACAATGGTTGTTTTGTAGCGTCTAAATTTTGTTTCTTATTAAATACTGTCTTCATTTATATTGTACACGAGTCACAATTCTCGTCCTCTTCTTTTGGTTTATCTTCAGGCACATTATCGTGGAACCCAATCGGATGAGTAGGTTCGTCTTCGTCTTTCTTACTATCATATGTGTTTTGATAATAAGAAGTCTTCCAACCTAATTTATATGTTGTCAATAAATCTTGTGCCATTACTGATACAGGCACTTGACCTTCAGTATAGTTTTCAGGATTATATG